GAAGAAAATGCTGCCAAAGCATCTAAAAAGAATGCTGATATGCAAAAGAAAGCGATTAGAGATTTAGAGTCAGAGGCTAGTAAGCATTACAAGTCTTTAGAAAAATCTGCACAAGGTTTTGCTAATAGCATTGGAGATGGTTTTGTCAATGCAATTACTGGAGCAATGTCGTTTAAAGATGCTATGAAAAATGTAGCTAAGTCAGTTATCAATGACTTGACAAAAATGATAATTAAGAAACAAATAACAGATCGAATATTTGGCGCAATAATGGGCTTTATGGATGCTACTTCTGTACAAGCACCTAATATTTCACAGGCAAGTTTACAGCCGAAACTCGACGCTGCATTAAAATTACCAGACTTACCTGCATTAGAGGGCGGTGGCTTTACAGGTCGTGGCGCACGTTCTGGCGGAGTAGATGGCAGAGGTGGATTCCCTGCTATACTGCATCCTAATGAAACTGTTGTTGATCATACAAGAGGTCAGGGCATGGGTACAGTTGTTAACCAGACTATAAACATTAGCACTGGTGTATCGCAGACTGTAAGAGCTGAAATATCAAACCTAATGCCACAGATACAAGAAGCAACTAAAGCAGCCGTAGCTGACTCAAGGGCTAGAGGCGGTAGCTACAGTAAAGCCCTACTAGGAGTATAAGATGTCATTAAGCTATCCCATGAGTTTCCCATCAGGTATTGGAATATCCAGGTTTACACTTAGATTTCGCAAGTCTGTAGCTATGTCTGAGTCACCTTTTAGCTATGCGCAACAAGTGCATGATTTCGGTGGTGCTAGATGGGAAGCAGAGGTCACTATACCGCCTTTAAGCGAAAGTGATGCCCAAGTATTCCAAGCATTTTTAATTGGCTTAGAGGGGCGTAAAGGCACGTTTACGATGGGTAATCCATTGCATACAGCAACAGGTACAGTAGACTTTCATACTGCGGCATCGAAAGGTGATACATCGATAATATTGAACGGTGCTGCAATGAGTGTAGGAACATACTTCTCCCTGGAAGATGATTCAGTAACACCGAGCAGACATCACCTTCACATGATTACAGAAGCTAAAGCTAGTGGCGATAACCAGACTGTTAACATACAACCACCATTAAGATTTGATGCAGCAGTTGATGATGTGCTTGATCTTACCCAGCCCATAGGTATATGGCGACTTGCTGCTAACGATGTTGATTGGTCTACTGATGCAGGTAGATTAACACCATTTACCTTTGCTTGCGTTGAGGCTCTCTAATGAGTAGAGGACTTCATGCAGACATGGAGACAGCAGTTGAGAATACTGTTGTCAGACCTTTCTTACTTATAGACTTAGAGTTTAGTTCCCCTATCTACTTATGGTCAGGTTATGGCGATCTAAGCTATAACGGTACTGACTATTTCGGTGTCGGAGAGCTGCTAGGCTTTGATACTATTGAGGAATCTCAGGACTTAGGTGCTAAAGGTATTACTATTAACCTATCTGGCATTAACGGCACAACTCTACTTACTAAGGCTTTAACGGAAGAATATCAGGGCAAAGAGGTTGAGATAAAGCTAGGATTGTTCGACAGCTTTGGTGATATACATAATACGCCTGTAACTGTTTTTGCAGGTTTTATGGATGTTTTAACTATTGATGAGGGTGGAGAAACATCTACTATTAACCTATCAGTAGAGAACAAGCTAATTCAGTTAGGCAAGAGCAAGACTAGAAGATATAACAGTGCTGACCAACGCAAAGACCATTCAACAGATGAGGGCTTTGATTACGTTGCAAGTATTGCAGAAAAAGACATAACTTGGGGCGGTGCTACAGAAAAAGCGGCATCACAAAATTACGAGCCGAAAAGAAGTAGTCGAGGCAGATAACATAGGGGAAAGGCATGAAATATCAAGAGGAATCATACACAAATGTTAAAGATGATATTAAGCCACTAATCGAACAACACTGGGAACAGATTGCAGTAAACAAAGACAAGATTAAGTTGAACCCTGATTGGGATGAATATCAAAGACTGTACTTTGCAGGTAATCTAAAGATATTCACAGCAAGAGACAATGGCGAGCTTGTTGGCTATTTCATAGCAGTAGTATCAAGAAATATACACTACAAAGATCACCTGTTTGCTAACAACGATGTGATATATGTTAAACCTGACAAACGTGCGGGCATGACTGGTTTTAAGCTAATTAAATACGCTGAAATAAAGCTTAAAGAAAAAGGCGTTAGTGTAATTAACATAAACACTAAAGTTCATGCGCCTTTTGATAGTTTAATGGATAGGATGGGTTATAATCTAATCGAGCGTTTATATTCTAAATATATAGGTTAATTATGGCAGTAGCGGCATTTACAGCATTGGCGCAAACAGTAGCCACCCTAGCAGCAGGTGGTTCATTAGCTTTTGGAACTCTTTCTGGCTTCCAGGCGTTTCTAGCATGGACAGCTACCTATGCTGTATTAGGTGCTGTTAGTCGCAGTCTATTTGGTCAGCCTGAGTTTGATACTATGGAAGGTATTAACTTTAATGTGCGCGACCCAGCAAGCACTAGAAAGCTAGTCTATGGTAAAGCAAGAATAGGCGGAACGATTGTATTCTTTAACACTAGTGACACTGATAACAACTATCTACACATGGTCATTGCTGTTGCAGGGCATGAAATAGAAAGTTTTGAGGAAGTATACTTCGGTGAAGAAAAGGTCTGGGAGAATGGCAGTTACCTTAACGATTGGGATGATCACTGCTTGCTTAACTTTCACGATGGCTCACAGACTACAGCAGATCAAACTTTAGTAGGCGCGGCAACTGGTTGGACTGAAGATCACAAATTATTAGATACAGCCTACATCTACGCTCGTTTAGACTACGACAGAGAGAAGTATGTATCTGGCGTACCTAATATTTCATGTGTAATTAAGGGCAAAAAAGTATACGACCCAAGAGATAGTTCAACAGTTTGGTCTGACAACCCTGCGCTTATTCTCAATGATTACCTAAAAGATACTAAGTATGGTCTAGGCGAGTCAGCATCTAAGATAGATACCACTGCGCTAACTACTGCGGCTAATATATGCGATGAAGATATGCCTATAAGTGCTACAGAAAATCAGAAAAAGTACACTTGCGATGGTGTTTTAGATACCGCTTCAAGCATCAAGTCTAACGTAGAAAACATCTTAACTAGCATGATGGGTAGCCTACACTGGTCAGATGGCAAGTTTTATATGCTTGCACAAAAGTATGTAGACCCTGTTGCTGATGCTATTGATGAAGATATGATTGTTGCGCCTATCAAAGTATCTACAAAGCGTAGCAGATCATCTTTGTATAACTCAGTTAAAGGTAAGTTTGTATCTACTGAAAATAACTACGTTGTAGCTGATTACCCAACACAGTCTGTTGCTCAGTACGTCACAGATGATGGCGAGGAGTTAGCACTTGATCTAACCCTGCCGATGACTACTGAGAACAAGCGAGCGCAGAGAATAGCTTATCTGACTATGAAGAAGTCTAGACTACAGATGAGCATTAATATGCAACTCAATCTGTCTGGCTTAAAGTACAAGGTTGGCGACAACGTAAAGGTTGTTAATTCTCGCTTTGGGTGGACTACCGGTAGCCCTAAGATATTCGAGATAACCAATCTTCGGATTGTACCTGATCCTGAAAGGGGTATTCTAGTTGAAATAGATGCTGTAGAAAATGAAGATATAGATGATTGGACTGGCACTACCGCTGGCAGCTTTGTTGTTCCTACTGCACCTGACGTTTATACAGGTACAGAAGTTGTTGCTCCGACCAACATGAAAGTTTACGGATTTGATAAAAGCATTCGCAGAGGCGTTAAAAAAGTTAAGATTGTTTGGGATGGTGTAGAAGAAGCTGATGGCGCAACACCATACGAGCCATATTTTAAGCAGTATGTAGTTAATGTAATCTCAAGTCATGCTGGATTTAAACAAACATACTACACAGCAACAACAAATCAGCTAGTTGAAATTTATAGTATTGGCAAGCACAAGTTCACAACTGTCGAAGTTCGCGCAGAAAACATACGTGGCTATCTGAGTCAGCCTTTAGTTAGCGGGGAACTTAAAAGCCAAACCATATATCCAGAAGAACCATTAGAGCCAACTCTTACTTTCTACGGCACACAGGCTACGCCAACGGAAGAATATTTAACACAGCTAGTAAGAGATCATGGTGTTCAAGTGGTCAATGGATTAGAAATATTGTACGTGCAAGTTGATGGCAACAATAACCCTGTAAACTCAGCAGAGTATGAGTTCACTACAGAAAACTTTATTATCAATAGAACTACAGACGATTTAGCAGAAGAAGTAGATATATCTGATTTACCAGAGCTAGTTACCAATGGAACATTTAGCACCGCAACAGATTGGACTTTTAACTCGTCATCACAATTTTCTATAACAGGCGGAGAGCTAGTTTGCGCTAATTCGGCAGGTACATCTTATGCATGGCAGGATGTCCAAACAGATACTATAGGAAATCATACTGTATCTTTTGAAGTTGATGCTTATACAGGCAATTTTTTCTGTCAGGTATATGAAGATGGCGTTGAAATTGCATCACACACAGTCTCATCTACTGGCACTAATACATTTGATTTCACAAGTCAGAACAGAAACATTCAATTAGTATTTGTGCGGCTAGGCTCATCTGGAACTATTACTATAGACACAGCATCACTAAAAGCTAAGTTAAACGATGCAGTGCAAG